CCAGAAGGATAAGTTACTCCAAAAGAAACACGATACCTTTTATTTTTTACTGTTGTTAAAGCTTGATAAGCAATAGCATTACCATCAGAACCTGCCATAAGTCTTAGCACACCACTTCTTGAAGCAGGAGGTTGTGGTCCTGTACTGTTAAACGCTATTTCACCAGTACCAGAGGAACTATCTGTCCAACCAGTTATATTACTTGCAAACGCACCATTACTAACAAGATCTTGAGGTAATAACATAAAACTATCAAAATCTACATAACTATGATCGCTAGGTAAATCATACTCTGCCACACCAGCATAAGTGTCTTGTTCTTTATCACTATGTAAGAAAGGCCATTCAACTTCAGCATTGGCTATATCGTTAAGAGCACGATTTATACTATTTTTTGCTACTGTCTGTACTCCACGAGAACTAGACAAAGCAGTAAGTGTAGTCTCGTTAAGGTCTTGGAGAACTCTGTTGGTATAGTTAAGAAAAGTTAATGTTCCCATTATTTTTTATCCGTTTCGTTTTCTTTTAAAAAATGACACATACAACTACAAACCCTATCCTCACAAGCAGGACAGTCACAAAAACAATTTTCTGCATCACAAATAGGGGTTTGACAAACAGACATCATATAACCTTTCAATTCCTTGTTACACTAAAGATTTATCGGCTTCTCTTACACCATATCTTTTTTTACTAGACATTCCGTTACCATACGTTTTCTTTTTACCACTACCTTTAGTAGTTTTACCGCCTTTATACATCTTCTTTTTGTTTTTCTGTTTCATTCCGTACATTGTTATCTCTCCGTAACATTTTATTGGTCTGGTCTATTTTCGCTTGTTGAATTTTTTTATTTAATTCTTCAAGCTCTGTAAGCTCGTTGTCGGATAACAACTAATAATATTCCTTACTATTTTTCTTTTTTGCCATTTGGTATTGTTCCTTTTGGTGCTGATGCTATTTCCATATTTACACTAAATGACCTACGCTCTCCTTCACAATAAAACGGATATACAGTATGTAATAATTTTGCAGGAAACAAATAAAAATCACCTACTCTTGGTTTAGCAACAAATCCTGAACTTTCCATCCAATTAGGTGATCCATTACTAAACTGTATATGTCCATGTGAAGGGTGATGATCTCTATAATCTTTTTCACATTCTTCTTCAAACTTTTCTGGTAAAGCTAAATAACCTACACAAGATATTGAACAGTTTGTATGGATGTGCATGGGATTGTATTCATTTGCATATTGCCTAACAAACCAACCATTTATAACATTTAATTGATAATCTACATCTCTAGGTAAACTATCTTCTAACATTTTTGCACGTTCAAAACAATATTTGTAATATTCAAAAATAAAACCACCAAGTTCACTCATAAATATTTTGCTTATGTTTTCAGTAAATCTTGTTTCGTGTTTTACTTTACCAACTAAATAATCTGAGTGGTCAGGTAGATCATCATCAATATGAGAATTTAATTCTTTAACAAATTTATCTGATAATTTTTTATAAGCAATTACTGGTCCAAAAGGAGTTAAAACTTCTGTATCAGCTATGGGTTTAAATATATTACCATGAACTTGTTTTTGTCTATCTATTTCACTCATTTAAAAACCCCATTTTGTTACTAAATAATTTTGAACTAATGCGGTCTTTATTAATAATTCTTTAAATAAAACTTGTTCTGTGTTACTCTGTAATAAGTCTAAATTTATAGTTGCAATTTCTTCTAAATTTTTTAATACAAATGATTGTTCATAAGTAATATTAGACTCAAACCAACCTATAATATTTTGTCTACGCCCACTAGTAATTGGTGTTACTTTGTGTGGATAGATAATTGGAAAGATTACTATCTGACCCTTACCAATATTGTATGCTATCTCACCTGCTTCTGTTTGTAAAACAAAGTCTCCACCTTCATAGTCATCACTTAAACTTATAGTAAAACCATAATTGTATAGCATTTTACTATCAGATGATTGAAAAGAATCTACATGGTAATCGTAAAAATCGTTGGTGTTGTAGTTATTGTAAATTCTATTTTTTATTTTTGTAGGTGCATATATTTTCTTAATAGCTTTTTTATTTTTAAATATATTACCTATGTACTCATCTATTTTAGGAGTAATTACTGTTTCTTTGTTTTCTTTTATATTGTAAACATTACTTAACTTTTGTGATTTTTTACCATCTACAAAATTTTTATTAAGTCTTGCAAGTATATTATCTGTTTCTTCATCGGTAAATAATTTATATATCATTACTTACCCCACGCTTTTTTCAAATATGATTGAACTAGTGTGGTTTGTACAAACTTTTCTTTATTTTTTCCTTTTAGATGTGCTTGTACATCATATAAATTTTTTAAAATAAAAGATTGCTCATACGATACATTTGATGAAAACCAACCTAATATATTTTCTCTTATTCCTGATGTAACTTTATTTACACCATGCGGATATATAATTGGGAAAACTGCTGCTTCTCCAGAAGCCAACTTAAACGACATTGGTCCTACTTCTGTTTGAAGAAAAAATTCTCCACCTTCATACTTATCTGTTAAATTTATAGAGAAACCATAGTCAAAATATACATTGTTTGATTTTGGTGTTGCTCTAAATGAATCTACATGAAGGTCATAGAAATCATCTTTTTGATACTTATTATAAAAATTTACTGATATTCTATTTGGACAATAGACTGAATCTATAAAATCGTGATTATAAAAAATATCAATTAAATATTTTCGTACATTTTCTGGTACACCAAGTATTTCTTGATTTTGTTTTACATTGTATACTTTATTTAAAGGCTGTGTAAAACTACCATCTTTGTACTTTAACTTCTTTATTGCATTTGTGCAATATTTAACATTGTCTTCTGTAAGTAACTTAATAAAAAACATTTACTATTCCTCTTTAATTTGAACTCAGCAATGAGGTAAAATATGAGGGGTTTTTAAGGAACCCCCCGAAACCTTAATATAATACTATGTACCAGTTGAAACTGTAGCAGACTCAACAGGATTTTTAGAAACGTCAACTAAAACAACGTGAGCACGGAATCTCCATGCAGTAGTTTTAGAAGAACCACCATCAATCACTAGAAGATCTAGTGTATCAGCAGAGCTTGTCATAGCTGAATCTGTACTTTGAGCACCAAAATTGACAGCAGTAGTACCATTAGAGGCAGCACCATCAATAAAAGCGTCAACATCACCACCTGTAATACCCACATCAAAAGTGATTTGTGCATTACCAGATGCTTCAAGAATTTCGATACAACCACCAACAACCATTGTGTCAGCAGGTAGATCTATTAATTGAACGATGTCGCCTTGCTCTAAGTCTGTATTGTCAACAGCATCATAAACTGGAGAAGTAATAACATAGGCTTTGGCAGCACCAGCAGGATGACCTACTGTTCCACCACTACTATGAGTTGCATTATATGTAGCCATAATATATATACTCCCCTTTAAGTGTTAAGATCAGGAACACCAGAGAGAACTCCAGTAAATCCTGTTCCGGATGGTCTAAGAACTTTTCTTCCAAAGACGTGTAAACCACGCACAATGTCAGCAAAGCTGTTTGGATCACGAACTACTTCTGTTTTAGCAATATGTGATGCAGTAGCAACTGCACTCATATGACCAAAAAGAACATTAGTTTCACCACTTGTAGATGATGGTCCAAAAGTTGCTGTAGCAGAAGAACCTGTGGAACTAACTGCAATAGCATTAGACTGATAAAGTGTGAACCCATGAACTTGTCTTGCTGTAACAGCACCATTCAAAAGGGCAGACTGATTTTCACCAGTTACACTTGAATCCATCAACTTAGCGTCAGCTTGACGAAGTATTTCAAAAAACTGAGGAGGTGCAACACACCATCTTCCTTCTTCTGGAACGTCATTTTCGTCAAGTAAACGAGCAGCTGTACTAAGGTAGTTCGCACACTCATTACCAGTATTGCATGATATAGCAGAACTAGCAGCACCTAAGTTAGATGTATCTGTAGTTGCGTTTGAGTTAATGTTACTTAGCACGTTGAAGTCGTATTGCCTTTTAAGAGCATATGCACCAGAAGAAGTTGCCAAAGACTCAAAATTAAGATGGCTGTGTCTTTCTTCAATGTCATCTACTCTAAATGAAAAAGCATTACCTTGATCTACAGTAAGAGTAATTTCTGTATCTGTAAGATCTTGTGGATTTAAAGTTGCTCCACGTTGATAAGCAGAAACTGTGATTGTCGGTTCCTTGATTATCTTAACTGTGTCGCCAAAATTTTCTATTTCTCCAGCATAGTCGGTGTTAGTAATTGCTTCTACAACCGAAGATCTACGGAAGAACTTGAGAACTTTTTGACTAAATATGCTAGGAACGAAAGCCCCATTAACGAGGTTATCGTAACCAGCAGCTGTACTAAAAGCCATAACCTTTCTCCTTTAAAAAGTTATCTGATTGATATTATTGTTCTCTGATTCGACCTTCTCGATTTGCTAGATCAATTTGTTCTTCTAGCTGCACATATTCGTGTGGTTTTAATCGAGAAATCTCTTCATATGTCCAAATCTTTTTTCCTTGATTTTTATCTGTAATGTCTTGCGAAGCTGTAGTTGTTTTTACAACTTTTGCAGCATCACTAGGTTTTTTAGATTTAGACTTTGGTTTACCAATACCCTTGTCAAGTTTATAAAGGTCAATAGTCCTCACGGCCCATCTAACATCTGTGGCATTTTTAGTGACACCTTCAGCAATACTATCAGGTTGATCTTTTAGCCACTCAACGAAATCTTCACTATCTTTTAGTTCAAGAAAATCTGCGTGGTGATTTAAAAGTTCTCTCTGTGCGTTTTGCCTTTCAAGCTCAAACTCTTTTTCTCGTAGAATATTCAAATGTTCTTCAACATCTTGTACTCTGGAGTCTGTTTTCATACTTGCGATAGTTTCAATAACGTCATAAACATCAGGATTTTCTTGTTTAAATTTTTCAATTTCTTCTGGTGTTTTTGGCATTACCACATTTGATTTTTTATTTGTTTGGAGTTGAGTAAGAATTTCTTCTTTTTCTTTTCTCCATGTAGATAATTTTGTATCATAATGTGATTTTAAATCATCATATCGCTTTTTGTAATCATGCTTGGTGCCTGTGGTTTTTTCTGGTAATTCTTCGTTACTAGTTTCTGTAGATCGCAATGCGTCTGCTTGTTTAGTAATTTCTTGTTTACTTTCAAAAACCCTATCTTTACCCATATATGGTGTTGGGGTAGGCGATTTCTTTTTTGGTTCCTCTACTTGTTGATTTGTTGTATCAGTCATCTTCACCTCCATGCAGGGCCACTATGTTGTGGGTAGCTACTGTTGGTATTAAAGACAGGGCCAGACGAGGAGTCTAGGTGGCTGTCAAATTCTTTAAAAATCTCCCATCA